AGCGCCAGGCGGTTAGCTTTCAGCGCGTCACTGGTAGCTGATGCTGCTGACAGGCGGCGCTGCTGACGTTCAATTTGCTCCATGGTGCGGCTTACCCGCAGCAACTCGCTGTTGAGACGCTGCATCCGGGAAGAACCCAACTGACCATAACGTTCTGTTGCCCGGGTTAAGGCATTCTGACGTTCCTGCAGACGGCGGGAGGTATCACCAAGGGAATCAAGGGCGCGTCGGGTGCCGCTGACGGCTGAGCGGAAGCTGCTCCCGACAATGCCGCCAATAATGACGCCGACTGAAAATTCACTGGCCACGGTGGCTATCCTCTGAAAGCAAAAAAAACGGAAGGGAAGTGTCTGAACTCTATGCAGAACAGCCGCGACTGGCGGCTGTTAAGTGATACGTTGTTATTGATTGTCGCCGAACTCGCTTTTGATTTGCTCTTCAGCCTGCTCCAGCCACATCTCCAGATCGTCAGTATCGAGGGCATCAATCTCCCCCGGCTGAAACCTGAACCACCTTGCCAGCAGCCCCTGCGCCTGCATCAGCGCCTTCGTTGCTCTCACCCATCCCCGTGATGAGCTGAAATCGTTTCTGCAACTGCAGGTAATCAGCCAGATCCATATTGTCGAGATCTTCCGGGAGAAGGCCGGTACTGCGGGCAATCAGCGGTTCGTCCCAGTCTGCCGGGTTTTTGCTGATTTTGCGCACCTGCTTCAGGTCTTTGACCGTCAGGCGTTTCAGTTCAATCTGCTCAATTCTGGTGCCGGCAGCAGTGGTGAAAGGATAAGACAGCGTAAAAGTATCTGGCTGGGTCTGTGACATGATCGTGCTCCTGTGTAAGTTCAGGGCAGTATGTCTGGCGGTGGACGTGACGGATATTAAAGGAGATTAAGAAGAAAGGGGCCGGAGCCCCTGTGATATCAGCAAGTGCGAAACCCCTTGCAGTTACGCAGGAAAGCGATGAGAAGCGCCTTTCCCTCAGATTTGCCGATGCCGGAGAACCAGTGATCGGGTGGCTCCCATGCTTCAATCAAATCCGCCAGTTTGCGGGCCTTTGAACGCGTGCAGTCAATCGGGTCATTGGTTTTACGGGTATTAAAAAGGGTTTCCACCCCCGGAATATCAAGGAGGGTAAACCACGTACCATTTGACATGCCCAGTGCCGCACATCGTCCTCCTTTATCCGTCAGTTCAACACTCACCGTCAGCCTCCGATATTGATGCGGTAGTCGGTCAGTTGATCAACGCCACCGACGCGGAAGATGTTGGCCAGGTAGTCCAGCATCAGCAGCTCTTCACCATCCAGTACCTGTCTGATATACGTGCAGGTGAAGCTGCTGGAGAACTCGGCGTTCTCGTGCTGTTTGAACGTCCCCAGCGGGTTCTTCTTGAACATAATTGTCAGGAAGGTGACCAGCGGGATTTCGTCAATCAGCCCCTGCGAGCTGTAGCGCTGGACGCTGGAGCGACACTGCAGCGCCAGCGACCTGTACGGGTTCGCGGCAGACAGCATCGCATCGCGGTAAAAGCTATTCCATTTGATTTCGCCTTCCAGTTTGTCAAAACCAGCCGGGAGTTCCACCTTACCCACCATCCCCAGTGCCTTGTGTTCCTGCATAATCATGGAGACATCGGGGAGTTTAACCTCCTCAGCCCGTCCCAGCAGGTTAGTACCATCCAGATAGATGTTGGCATTCGTGATTCGGTTTATCTCAATCTTTGACATCAGTTGCCCCCTTTCAGGGTTAACAGGTATTCCGAGGTGATCTCAGTCTCAAACGTCAGTCGTTCCAGCGGCGGTGGTGGCGTGTATTTGTAGCTCAGCAGCAGGTGACCGGCGGCCAGTTCTGTCTCCGGATTGCGGGCCGGATCAAACCAGCAGTTGAAGCCCAGCAGGGCACCATCACTAATCATCTTTCGACCGTAGGCGTTGACCGACTCCGTCAGTGCATCAATCAGCGCCTGAGTAATCGGCATGTCGATGTACTGCTGGCTGAAGTAACGAATGGACTCGTTGATCACATCACCGGTGCGGCGAACGTTCTCAAAGTTACGCATATGGGTGACCGTTGGCCATGCTGCCGTCCGGTTACCCCACAGACGAAGGCCGCTGCCGTAACTGCTGAATACCGTGGTGATCCCCTGTTCGTTAAGCAGGTTCACCTCGCTCTGCGGATCGTCAATCATTGCCGACAGCTGGCGCTCCACGCCGGTGATCCCCAGAATTTCCTGATTGGAGGATGACCACCAGTACCCTTTGTCCAGGTCGACTCTGGCACGCAGGCCCGCCGCACGCTGGCTCAGTGGCTCCAGACGCTCCGTGTTCGTCACCGGGTCATATACCTTCACATGCGGGTAGCACAGGCGGACACGGTCAGAGCTGGTATTAAAGTTAATGGTGCCTTCCGGGCCACGTCCCGCCAGAGCCTGCGCAAAAGTGGTACCAACCGGCGCATCAATATAGGTTACTGCTCCCAGTTTCTCAGCCATGGCGATAAGCTCAACCGAGACGCTGTTCTGGGTGCAGAATACCGGAGCAATCAGGATTTTGGCGAAGTAGCCAAACAGGTTAAAACTGTCGTTAAGCAGCTTCATGCCGGTACGGTTGCCTGCAGCGTTAACGGTACCGATGATATCAGCCGGGGTGACTTTGGTCGGATCAGCATAGTTATAGCTGGCCTTCACCGTTGCATCTGCAGCAATGCTTTTACCCAGGTTAGTAATCACCCCGGTCTGTGCATCAAGCGAGTAGTCCTGACCTTCAACATAAGGCTGACCGTCGCTGTCCGGTTTCAGTACCAGCTGCGCGACCACCGGATTAGCCAGCCGGGCTCTGCCTGTCGCCTTGTCGAACGACACATTCTCACTGACCACAGCGGTTTTATGCACAGACGGATCGAGTACGTTAATGACCAGAACGGTGCCTGCACCATGGTCATAAATCGCATCCAGCGCCTGCGGAATGGTAAAGCCGGTGAACTGGCTGCCAAATGCCGCCGCGTCTTTCTCAGACAGGCACTGTACCAGCGTATTGACGTCCCCCATTGGTGCGGTACCAATCAGGCCAATAACGGCAGATTTCACCGTTTTAACCGGGCGGGCACCGTTTTCCACTTCAATGGTTTCGACGCCATGCAGATAGTTAGCTGCCATGGGAGTCCTCCGTTTTCACTTCGCTGTCACTGCTGCTTCTGCGCTTTGGTGACTGCACAGCCGGTGTGCCGGCGGGTTTTGTCTCTTCAGATACCGGCGTCAGATGCTTCAGCGCCACCAGTACCTTCACGTAGTCATGCTCCTCCGGCAGGGAAACAGTTTTCCCCGGCCAGAGCAGGACTTCGGTTCCGTCCGACAGCGTGACGCCGCTGGCCGGGCCGGAATAGCGGTATGCTTTCATCACTCGCTTTCCTCATAGTTCACTTCGGTTAACAGCGGGCCGGACGGTAAATCGCTGTCTTCGATAAAGACGCTTTCAGTCGCGAAGTCGAGGGCGTATTGCCACAGCCCCCTGACTTCACCGATAAACACCTCGCGGGTCAGCCAGATACGGCGGCGGCACCCGGGCGGGGTGTAGCCACCGAGAATGCGGCGGACAGCATCCAGGACATTAATCGCCCCTTTTTTACCGTTGAGCTGGCGGAAGACCACCGTGACGCAGAGCTGGATAGTCTGAGGCTGGATCACCGCACCGGTATCATCCGGCCTGTCAAAGCGCGAACCGGCATAGCTCAGCAGCAACGCGCCGACAGAATGATTGAGGCGATATTCGGACGGCTTTTCCGGGAAGTACTCAACCTGCAGCTGAGGCAGCTTCTCGCGCAACCGGGCCAGCACCGCATCAAGGACGGGCAGAACGTTCATCAGTATTTCTCCAGTAAGCCGTCACGACCGCCGAAAGTGGCCGGACGGCTGCGTACACGAAACTCGCCAGGCTCAGGCACATCTTTCTGAGTGGACGGCAGCCCCAGCGTGAGCCTGTTATCACGTAACTCCCTGAGTTGCCGCAGCGCTTCTTTGTGGTCATCCTTCACCGTATCCGGGAGGTCACCTTCCGGGCGGCGGGCGTAGAGCCGGTAACGGACCAGCGTGATGGCAATGTCCCGCAGAACAGTCGGTATCTCTGCCAGTGGCAGGATATAGCGTCCGCGCAGATGGGCATCAATCAGCTCGTCGGCATAGCGGATACAGCTGTCCACCACACGGGTATTCACTGTTGCAGGCGAGTCGAAGTCCATCTCTTCACTGGTGAGCTCGATCAGCGTTCGTTCCGGCACCTGCGCAAGCAAATCCTCCAGGGTGCAGTACATGTCACACCCCGCGCAGGATACGAATGACGTCGCCTTCACCCCCGGCTTCATCAAGTGCAATACCACAGGATTTACCGTCGCCGGACTGCGGCACGGCTCTGGCCTGAGCATCTGACTGAACAGCCACACCACGGCTGACAGCGGCCCCGGCCTCGACAGCAATAATGCCCAGAACGCTCACCGGCGTGCTGTCGCCGGTAACAGCATCCACTTCGGCAACCCCGAGCGCTGCGGCACCGGCTTTACAGGGGGTATTATCTGCCCCGACAAAACGCTGCTGTGCCAGTGCGGCCCCTGCCGTTACGGTTGTGATCAGAATGACCTGCTGAGTGGTTCCCATAACGCCTCCTTATTTACTGATACCGGTAATGAGATATCCGGCATCGCCACCAACCACGGCGACTTTGTAGATATCGGTATAACGGCAGTACTTCACCTTGCCGCCGGCTCCGTCGTACTTGTCGGCAACAGGCATCCCCTTATGGCGCAGGGTGTAGCCGAAGGACGGCTCGTTCTCGTCCGCGCTGTCCGCCCCCGGCTGCGACTTGCCGACGTAGTGCAGCATCAGATTGTCTCCCCAGATATCCGCCGGCACGCTGTCCTTATCCATTGCCGCTTTCATGGACGGCAGGGAGACAGGAGCACCGATGACGATCTCTTCGATCTGAAAGAGGTCCTGCAGGATCTCCGTGGTGATGCGCTTGCGTTCGTTGGCTCCGATGGCTGCCTGAATTGCCGGGTGGAACTTCAGCAGCGCCATCACGCCGGCCCCCATGGTCATCAGGTTAGGACGCAGCCCCGTGGCCGTACGGACCGCTTCCATACCGGCTTCAATCACCCCGATGGGGTCCCCCTTACCACCGGCCCAGCGGTCGCCGGCTGTCAGTTTTTTAACGTGCCCGGTACGGTAGACCTTTTCATCCTGAGCCAGACGGGCGGCGATAAGTTCACGGCGCAGATTCACGCCATTCGTGGCGCGACGGATGGCCTTGCTCTCCTCGTTAAACATGGACTCCGCCTGTTCGCGATAGTCCACTGGCGCAGCCAGATCGTGCTCACCCAGCACCAGATCAAGCGTGCCGGTTTTCTCACGGACCAGAACATTGCTGTCCGCCCCGACGGCACGCTCGGTGTCATATTCCACAAAGGCGGTTTTCCCGAAGGTCGGCACACGCACGCCTTCCTTGTCCGTCAGCACGACGGGGAAAATACGTTCGCCAATGAATGCGGCATTTTTATAGCCTCGGGCGATACTGGTCAGTACCGGATCAACGACACGTTTACCTTTTAAGTAATCAGACATGCTCTCTCCTTAAATTACAGGCAGCGTGCGACAGCAGCCTCATAGCTGATGCCTTCTTTTTTGGACAGGGCCACTGCTTTCTGATGCAGGGCCAGACGCTCAGGATCGGCTTCTGCAAACTCCGCCACATCCACCTTCACCGCGTCGCCGACACGATCCTTTGTGGCCTGTTCGGCGAAGTTCATCACCGGCTCCCCGTCGGAGAGCAATGAACGGAAGGCGGTGGCCAGCGGTGTGCGGCTTTCCCCCTCAGCAAACTCCACCGGCTTGTCGCCACCGGCGACCGCATCCAGCAGGGCAACCACCACGGAGGAGGCGCGGGGAGCCAGACGACCCTCTGCGACCAGTTTTTCTGCAAAGGCCACATTGTCCTTATGCAGTTGATCCTGTCTGACCTGTGCATCACGCGCATCGCGATCAGCAGCCTGCTGCTTCAGGCGGCGGTTCTCCTCCTGAAGGGCTTCAATCTCTTCTTTTGTCATCGATGATTCCTCGTTACTTTTGGAAGACAGCACCTGGCCTGTCTCACTGAATTGCGCACCTGCTGCATCCTGCGACGGTGTGTCGCGGTACGCCTCTTCGCGCAGACTGTTGAGCTGCCATTCCGGCAGGACTTTTTCTGCCTCGTCCAGACTGAAGCGGGCGATCAGAAAATCGCGCAGCTTTCCCCACAGGGAGGCATTCGTGATGGCCTGCCAGTCGGCGAACTCCACCACACCTTCTTCCTGCTCACTGAAGGACACCTGTTTCAGCCCTTTGACGGAAGGTGGCTGTGCCCCGAGAAAGCCCACATGGCGAAGGTAGAGCACGCCGGGCTTCGGATTGGACGGTGAATCCGGGAGGTAGAAAGAGGCGGATACCTTTTTGAATCGCCCGTCGGTGACCATCTCAGCAAACTGCGGGTCCAGCTGGGCAGGCTCTGCCATCAGATCGGCGCCGCTGAGCGACAGGGCTTTCACCCAGCCCCACGCCGGGTCTTCCGTTCTGGGATGACCAATCACGAGTGGAGCTTCATGGACGGACGGGTCATAGGCTTTCACGCAGGCGGCAAGATCGTCTGGCGTGAACGGCAGTTTTTTGCCGTGCATATCGGTATGAGTACCGGCTTTAAAAATGTGAATGGCTGGCATTTTGCTGTCCCGCGTTATGTTGTCGGAGACAGTTTGTGAGAAATGCAGGCCCGGCGATTTTAATCTGCTTTAGAAAACATCAGGGGAGAAGGACAGGGAAAGCAATGCGGTGAACCGGAGGCGGTTATAAAACAGAGGCTGTAAAGCCTTTATAAAGGTAATACAGCCCCTCATTCGCTGGCAATGATAAATCACCCGCCTGAAGAGAGAAAACTCAGCGACGGGCCGCTGATTCAAGATGGCGGACAATGGTATCGAGGATGGGGATTACCACTTCAGGCTGTAGTTCTCCATCCTCCGTCACCGGCAGGAACGGTCGGGCCGGAAGTTCAACAGACTCATTACGCCCCGTTTTACCCCCGAACTGGTGAATGGCACCGTAAACAACGTTGGTCCCCACAACAGCCTGTCGGTCGTCATGGTCGGTTGATACTGACCCCATCAGACGTCCGGTATCCTGCAGTGTCTGCCCGTCACGTTCTTCCGCTGCCAGCGAGGGTATCCACCCCGGACGCCCCTCATCGAGAAAGTTAAACTGCGTTTCCGCCAGCAGGGTTCCGGCGATTTTGCGCATCACGGGTTCCAGGTCTGTGGCAGCCAGGTCCAGAGCACGGAGGCTCCGGCGCAGGGATTCATCGTTTATGGTGATACTGACCAGATTATCGGAAGCCATAGTTATCCTCTCAGTTCCTGCTGTGCCAGTGGCTGAAGCGTACCCTGATAGCGGGCAAGGTCAGGACGGTATGCCGCCCCCGGCGCATAAGACCAGCCGACGTCGGCGGTCACCTTCGTGGTGCCGGTATTAAAGGTGACCACGTTCCGCATTTCGCCGGTTTTCTCTGAGACCAGTTTCAGCTCCTGGCCCATGGCAGAGCCGGAGCTGATAACCTTCAGACCACGGGCACGTACATCCGCCGCACTCAGGGCAATCACACTACAGCGGCAGCGCCAGCCGTTCGGCGGGTAAAATGCCTGCCAGAACGGGTCATCCCAGCGCAGCACCAGACCATGCAGCGCCAGATGGCTCCTGCGGGTATGGCTGTCGTTGATGCCGGTATACATCCAGTACGGCCTGTCGTCGACGTTTTCCATCTGCTCCGCCCAACGACCGGCGCTGTAGAGTACGGACATATTGGTGCGAAAGATGGTATCGAGCCGCCAAGGACTGCCCTGCTGAATGGTGACCGGCTCACCCGTTACCGGGTCAGTCGTGTCACGCGGTCCCCACCATCCCTTGCGCTTCAGCGCCGGCTCCAGCTCCTGCCGGAACCAGCGATCGGTTTTTCCTTCATCGACAGCCTGCTGCAGTGCCCCACGAAGATCTTCCAGGATATCCAGGCGGGTCACTTTAGCGACGGTAAAGGCGCGGGCATGGGCTTCCTGCCACATTTCTTCCCAGTCCCAGGTAATCTGATACCCTTTGGACTTCAGGTAGCTGATTGCCCGCTTCGGGGGAAGCGTCATGCAGTACGCCAGTTCAACCGTTGTCACGCTCATGCAGACGCCCCCAGATATTTGCCACAAAGAGAATGCGGGCCAGCCGTTCCTGCAGATCGTCCGTGTTCATCTGAGGGTAGAGCTCTGCCAGTTCGCCCAGCAGCTCAGACGGGTTAACCCCGTTTTCGACCCGCTTAAACAGAGGTGCCAGGACGGGTTCCAGCGTGCCATTTAACACGCCTCCGTTCATCAGAATGTCCAGCGCGTCGTCAAGCTGCTGCTGAGCCTGAATATCGGCATCAATCGCCTCGGCAAATGACAGCGGAAGCATGTTCTTCTCGCGTTCTGACGGTGGTGTCTCGTCAATATCGCCGTCCTGCAGCTGGTACTCCCGTTTGAAGTATTGCGGGGTGAAGACCACACCAGCGCGGCTGAGTTTCTCGTCGCGGGTTGCCTGGATATCGTCGACCGTTCCCTGTTCCCACATCTTCCAGACGGGGCTGGCCACATCGCCAAAGTTCATCGATACCGCCATCCTGATGGCCTGATTCACCGCACTTTCGACGATATCTGCATCCGCGTCGCGGATATCATCGGTGACCTCCAGTCCGGCCTGCGCGGAGGCGCGGTTACTGTTGGCCTCGGTGGTCTGGTTCTGCCCCAGCAGGGCGATGGAGATTTCACTGCGGGCAAGCGTAATCAGGTTCTGATAAATATCGCTGCTGTCGGCCTTGCCTGCGGCCTCCTTAATTTCAATGGATGAATCGTCAGGGATAGCGGCCACCGCGTCTTCCACCATTGCCTCCATGGAGTCCAGCAGCAGGTCAATCTCGCCCTGTGCGGTACCACGCGGATGCTTGCCGATAACCCACGGAGAGCCGTATTTCTCGGCAAAACGTACCCAGAACTTCATGCCGCCTTTTTTGAATGTCACGGGCCAGAAACACATCGACAGATCAGGGAAGCCATATGGGTTATCGTAGGTCGCATCCTGACGCGGTACCACGAACTTGTTCAGCGGTACCAGCTCACCTTCCAGCCCGGCGTCTTTAGCACGAAAGCGCAACAGGTTGTCGTTGTCGAACTGGAACCACTCAGGGGGTTTACCCACGATATCGGCAATGGCCCAGGATTTAACAGAGCGTCCCCACATGATCTCACAAGGCTGATACCCGTAGAGAACGGCGTCGGTCATCTCGCCGATGATGCGGGACAGATCCAGATCGTCAAGCATATCCCGGATGAAACTGAATACCCGCGCCGGGGCATGACCTCGTTCAAGGCCGCGCTCCAGTGATTTGACCGCCGCTTTACGCCTGCGGATGCAGCCGCCGACCAGCGGGTCGGTACGCAGCTCGCGATAGATACGTATATCCCGGCCCTGAGATTTCAGAATGGGGTCAGGGTTAGGCAGGTACATCCCCAGCCCGAAAAAGTCGATGGAGCGGCTGCGCGAGGCAATCTGCGCGGTCAGTGATTTCTGAGGCTCAGAAAAAGCAACAAATTCATCGGGTGAAACCCAGATACCCCTCGCCATCAGAATCCCTCCAGTATACGGGCCGCCTGACGACGTCGTCGTGAGCTTGCCTTCACCGGCCCTTTGTTAATTTCACGGCTGGCGAAATACGCCAGCGCCAGTGCGATGGCTGAATCCCCGTGGCGTTTACCACCATCAGCCTTTGCTTTTGAGCGTTGCTCCGGCACGCGGGGGACACCGTTCACCACCTGAACGGCCCGCAGGTCATCCAGTGTGTCTTCATCTTTTGGTAAGTCCACCAGGTTACCGTCTTCCAGGGCAGCTTTGACCGGAGGCATATGTTCCCGGTACCAGCCTTCGGTTGGCATCACCTGCTGAACCCGGCTGGAGCCGTAGCGCTGCATGGCGTATTCAGCCAGATAGGCACCATTACCACGGGCATCAAACGCTGCACCCAGCAGACCGGGCAGGCCATCCATCAGATACCAGGTGATTTGCTCCTGCTGTCTGAACGGCACGTTACGCAGCTCCAGTACAAATGGCACGCGTCGTACCAGGTTCTTCTCCTGCAGCAGGGGATAGTCCACCGACAAATCACCGCTACGGCCAAAGTCGCGCCCCAGGAAAGAGCGGGCATCAGTGGGAAGTGCCTCCAGCAATGGTTTCAGATGCTCATCAAGCCAGTCCTGCGTCTCGTGGAAGCGAACCTCATCAGACAGCAGTTCATAACCTTCCTGACAGGTCAGACGCAATACCGGCGTATCAGCGGACATGCGGGACTCTATCAGGGCACGGGACAGCCAGGCACCGCCACCGTTGGCCGGAATACAGTCAAGCTCTTCGGATGCGCCGGCACCGTAGAATTTGTACACCGATGCCATCCAGGCCTGCTCGGATGCCTCCGACCATTCCTTCCCGGTGCGCAGACAGACGCGCCGGAACAGCCCCTCAGATACGGCTTCCCGGAAAGTGATGCGATGTACGCTGCCTCCCTGACGTCCGGCACGGATATCCCCGATAAGCGTATTGAACGGATTGTCATCACCGTCATGGGTGGAGATAACGCGTACTTTGCCCCCCCAGATAAGCATCGCCAGCGCCGCTTTCAGCAGTTCGTCCAGTTGCTCATGGAACGCCGCTTCGTCAATAACAATAATACCCTGACGGCCACGCAGGTTAGACGGGCGGCTGGAGAGCGCGACAATGCGAAAGCCGGAGTCAGGAAATTTGATGGTGTAAGTCTTGATGTGTTTGTCGTCGTCATCCTCTTCCCAGAATCCTTCTTCAATTTCACTGGCCGCATAGTTGAATGCCCGTGCCCACATCGCACACGCCTGAATGTATTCGACGGTCATGTCCTGGTTATAGGCGATGTAATACACATTCATCCCGCCTGCTGGCGCAGAAGAGGCGGCGGTCAGTACGTTATCGGATGCTTCAGCCCATGTAATACCGGTACGACGGCTCTTTTCCATCACCTTAAGCGGAGAGGCATCTGCCACCCAGCGTTGCTGATAAGGCAGCAGCACCGGTGGGGCTGCACACGCTGTTGTGTCCGGGATATGCGGAGGGATGTTCATCATGATGCCACTCCCAGGATTTCTCGGCGCAGGGCCTGTACCGCATCCGCAGACAGCCCGCCCTTACGGGCAATTTTCTCGGCGGCAGCGGCAGCACGTTCAACCCTCTCCCTGACTTCTGCCTGATAGCGCTTGAGATTTACGGATGCACGGGTCAGTGTGGCAATGTTTTTTGAGGCCGTTGCCAGCAGTTTTGCCCGGGCGAAGGGATCGTCGTTTTCCCGCGACTCCTGCAGGCGCATCAGGATGTCCGTCATTTCGGTCTGGACGAGGGTTATCAGCCCGGCTGAACGGTCATCAGGATCGTCCCCGGCCTCCCGGGCCAGCAGACGCGCTGCCTCGGTTGCTGCCCGCACCCGGGCCAGTTGCTGCTCCATTTTGTAGCCGAACCGCTGCAGGGAAGAGCGGGTGATGCTGTACCCCCTTTCCTTCAGCAGGCTTTCAAGCTCTGCATAGCCGGTGAAATTATTCTCCGTCAGTGCCCGCTCAAGCCAGCGGCGCACCTCTGTCGGGAGGGTATCAATACTGCTGCGACGTCCCATAATCACTCACTCCAGTATTTTTCCGGGCGGGCAATACCGGGGCCGCATTCCACGGTGTATTCCACAATATCCACACCAAGGCGACTCAGATCGGCAAACCAGTCACCGGACGGTCTCCTCTCCAGCTCCACCATTTTGCGATCTGCCAGGTAATCAAGCTCACGGCGTAGCTCCAGTTGCGTGGTGTCCGGGTAGATGGCGCGGGACACTTCCAGCAGCAGCGTCTCGCTGGCGGTGTAAGGGCGGGTTTTGTTCAGGGCAACCAGCAGACTCCAGCGCAGGGATTCACGGCGTACCCGGGTAATATCGACCATTATTGACCTCCGGTATTGCGGTACTGCTGTACCACTTCCAGTTTGTTGTAAAGCGCGTCCAGTTTGGCCTCGATGACTGTCTGGCCACGGATATAATCCTCCCGACGGACATAATTCAGCGGTAAATCCGCTTTAAATCGCATAAATTCCTTTTCCAGCTCGCCCCAGTTGGAGGCGGACTGTTGCAGGGCCTGTTCAAGGGAGGCGAATCGTGCCGCCTGGCGTTCTTCTGTTTTACTGAATAACCATTTGGCGAGCCCTCCAACAAACCCCATGAAGGTGAGCAGAAAACTCACCACCGTCCAGAATTCAACCTGCAGTGTCATTTCTGTAATCCTTCCCGTTCATCCAGCAGCGCGTTTATCTGGTTTCGCCAGCGACGACATTGCCCTGCGTTGTCGATGATGTTGGCGAGGACGTCACGCTGGGAGACACCCGAATTGCGTAACCGGGCGTCAGCGGTTTCAGGTTGCCCGGTCGCTGCGCCAGTGCCGGTGCCAGCGGCGGCAGTTGCGTCTGAATGACCGGTGTCGACGGATGCGTTGTCATATCCGAGTGCGGCGTTGTACTGGCGCACGAAACCGCGAGTAAACACGCACTCAATGGGATGGCTCTTACCTTTTTCATCAATCCAGCGCTGTGTGACATCGTTAATTTGCTCCTGTAGTTGTTTGTTCCGGCTCTCCAGTTGAGCAATCTGCTCAAGATAACCGGCCTCAGCCCGTTGCCCGGCGGCCACCTGCTCCTGATACCGTTTTGCCCAGGCCCGCAACGCAGCGTTCTCAAGCGTTGCCTGCTCCGTTTTGTATTTGTCGAATGCTGACTGCAACTCACTGATCGCCTTATCGCCGTCGCGCGTGGCGTTTTCATGCCCGCTTTTGTAGCCCAGGTAATAAAGTCCAATCAGAAAAGCATTTATGAGCACAGCCAGCAGCAGACTGCGCCACGGCAGATTTTTTAGCAGGTTAGTCCACACAGCTGCCGCCCCCCCATGTCAGATAACGGGGGGCCAGTTCGTGCAGGATGCGCTGCGGATAATGGCGGTTCTCCCGCCAGCTGGCAGTGCTGCGTCCGGCATTCACCGTGGCGACATGACCAAACCAGCGGGTGCTGTCCAGCCCTTTTTGTGATGCAAGCCGCCTGTCCCGCTGTACCCAGCCCAGACCACCGTTATAGCCCGACAGTGTCATGGCCATACGCTCGCAGTCACTGGCGGCGCTGACGCGCTGCCACAGCCAGCGGTCATAGCTGACCAGCGCCCGGATGGCCCATGCCGGATTAAATGGCTCACGGCTGTTAAGCCCCGGCATCAACTGACTTATCCAGTCGGCGGTGGCGGGCATGAACTGCGCCAGTCCCTGAGCGCCAACCGGCGAGATCGCATCAGGTCGCCAGCCGCTTTCCTGATGCAGTTGCGCAGCGAAATCAGCCACCGGCGCAGACAGTCCCCATTCAAGCCGGGCATTACGGATCACATCATCGCGATACTGCAGCGCTGCCTGCGGAGGCTGCGCTGCGCGGGCCTGACTGAAGAAGCCGCCACACCAGAGCAACATTGCGACAAAGAATACCCGTGCCATATGAACCAGAAAGGTCCCGGCGCGGACTGACAGGCGTTCGGTTCTGATGAAGACCCGAAAGGCTTCGAAAGCCAGTTTCAGGGACATGCATACAATCCAGGTGATCTGCGGCCAGTTCATGATTAAAGCCCCATCGCAACAGCCAGACAGACCGCTGCAACAATCAGTGCACGGCGGATTAACGCAGCAGAAAACACCAGGTGAAGGCCGGTCTGTACCGGGAAACGCCCATCAGCCATCAGCCTGTCGTCATGTTTCAGGTACTGACCGGGACGGGCTTTGGGGAAGAGCGAACGGTCAAGCCAGTAACCCAGCACTGCTGCCAGCGTGATGAGTGCCAGCTTGTAGATCACAACAGGCAACTGCTGTGGCGAGACCAGAGCGATGGTGCCCAGCAACAGCACTGAGGTCAGCAGCCAGCCGCTGAGGCGAGGTTTTTTAACAGGGGAAATGAATTTTTTCAGGTTTTTCATGTGTGTCTCCTTGTCTGGTGGAGACAGCATCACAAATACAGGGCGCGAAGGATTTTAAAGCGCGTTAAGAGAGCCGGGGATACGGGATGTGCAGGATAAACGATGAATTATTCACAGAGGAGATTACGATATGACGCAGACACTGAATCCGGTCATCACTGTCACCGTGTCCGGTCCTGTGGGCAGCGGTAAAAGTTACATATTGGCGCGGATAGAGGAAGTGGTGAAACAGGAATTCGGGGGCAGCGTCATTGTCGATGCTGCAGACGTAGATGATGAGCGGCGTATGAGTGGCGATGATCTGACGACCTGGCAGAAGCCACGGGGTGGCACAGTGATCAGGCTGGAGGAATACACGGGACAGGGCCTGTTGTCATACGGCGAGGAGCGTATCTGTCGGACGAATGAGCTGCTGGATGTTATATGCCCCACGGGCCGGCAACCCTGGATACTGCCCGATGCACTGCATGCCACCATTGCGGCACTGATGACAGTTTACGATCAGGAGCTGCTCATGAAGGAGCTACGTAAACTCACCGGTCAGCCAACAGAATGTTTTTCTGCCCCGAAGTACGGGAAACAGGAACACATCCCGGTGAACACGCTCCCCGTTAACCAGCCTCCCCGGTTCTTCGACGAATACATTCTGACACCGGAAAATAAAGCTGAGCACGAAGAGATCAAAGCGGCGTTGTTCCGGGAAATCAGGAAGATTGCTGAAATGCAACTGGGGGGCGGGCTGGACAGAGTGATGGCGAGAGGAGAATGGGAGTCGCTGTTTGAAAGAGTTTCCCCGGAATTGCTTCCCCTCGCACTGGCTATCGGGATTATGCAGACCGCGGATAAACCTCACTTACGTTCATTAAACACGTAACGCATAATCCGGGATACGCATTCAGCGATGACTGCATTTTCGCCGGTTTTTACTGCATCCAGAAGCGACTCTTTAAATGGTACGGGCCGGGGCTGCAGAAAGGTCGGCATGGCATTGAGCAGACAGAGCGTTTTTTCCGTGAGTACAACATCAGCTGCTCCCACAGCCAGCAACTGAGAGTAACGAATATAGTTGTTATCCCGAAGCCATATCAGCGTATCAATAAAATCACGGCATTTCCTGGGATCGTGCTCAACCTATTCCGGAATATCGAAAAAGCCAGAATAAATCAAAACCTGAGGTGCCGGATGCGTGTTCAGTAATCGGCAGAATATTTTGCCGGTGAGTACATAAAAATCATCATTTAAGGAGTGCATCATGAATCCCCGATTAACGTTAACAGAACATCAGCGCCGTGCCGAAGCAGTGAACAATGTTCTGGAAGATATTATCCGGTTACATCGCGGAGAACTGAGTATCTGTCGTGCCACTGTTCATTTTCAGGAAATACAAAAGCAGTTCGATACTTCTGTTTTTGCAGAAGGGATCACTTATGCCCTGGACCAGATAAAGGCAGACAATCACCCCGGATAATCCCTAAACCACATTAACAGAAAGCACTGCATTCTTCCCACATGATGAAAGAACGACCAGCCCGATGGCGCGAAACACCGGGCTGGCCATCGTCCCACAGAGCTTACCTGTGAGCCGACCGAGGTTCAGTCAGTCTCGCGAGACCAGACTAGCCTGCCATATTTTTAATAATTGTAAAAGGCTTACAGATTATGAAAATGCAGACATTACCCATCGTTCCATGGATTGGTGGCAAACGTCGCCTGGCAAAACACATCCTGCCGCTGTTTCCGGCGCATGAATGTTACGTGGAGCCGTTCTGCGGCGCAGCAGCACTCTATTTTCTTAAGACACCTGGTAAGCTCGAAGTCATTAACGATATCAATGGTGAACTGGTAAATCTGTATCGGGTGGTAAAACATCATCTGGAAGAATTTATCCGCCAGTTCAAATGGGCGCTGGTCAGCCGGCAGATCTACAAATGGCTGCAGATAACCCCGACAGAAACACTGACGGATATCCAGCGTGCAGCACGGTTCTACTACCTCCAGAAGCAGGCGTTTGGCGGCAAGGTGGCGGAGCACAGCTTCGGTACCTCCACCACATCCCCGCCACGCTTCAACCTGTTGCGTATTGAAGAAGAACTTTCAGCGGCACACCTGCGGCTTTCCAGAACAGTCATAGAACACATGGACTGGCAACAGTGCATTGAGCGTTATGACCGTCCGCACACGCTGTTCTACTGTGACCCGCCGTATCTGGGTACGGAAGGCTATGGTGTGGATTTTCCTGAAGGGAACTACTCGCGGCTGGCAGAACTGGCCCGGTGCATCAGAGGAAAAATGATAATTTCGGTGAACGACATCCCGCAGATGCGCGAGGTGTTCACTGGACTGAACATACAGACGGTGAACATCAACTACAGTCTGGCGGGCAAATCAACGCCGCGCCGTGAGCTGGTGATCTGCAATTTCTGAAAGCCATAACCGGAAAGCACAGTGCTTTCCGGTAAGCCCGCCGATTTCTGCCATGCTACTGACGGCGCTTTCTGAAAGCGTCCAGATCAACCACCTGTCCTTTGTGTCCGGGTCAGAATCAGCCTGCGATTTTTCCTGGTTTTGGCTGAGTATAGAATCGCCCAATCTCAAGAAATGAGCGTTGTTGCTCTGGTGTCATGTCGTCAAAAGTATCTATTAATTTTTGTTTTTCGGGGGATATCCGGTTCTGAATTTCCACCTCACCATCTGTGCTCATACCCGTAAGAATGAAGGCAACATCTACTCCTGCTGCTCCTAAAACTACCAGTTTATCTAGCGGGATATTTCCTTTTTCCATCCAGTTATAAATCGTCGCCCGCGAGATACCAGTGGACTTAGATACCGCCAAAGGACCAACACGTTTTAATTCTGAAATGAGACGTGCATGTATTTTTTCTAAATTAATGGACATAAAACTTGCTCTGTCTAATTTTTTAGACAATAATCTATCACACATAACGCAAACATCATTGCACCAAACAAGGAGACAACAATGACTGCAGACCAGGTCAAAGCTCATTTCCGTCGCAATGGGATCACTTTTACCCAGTGGGCAAAACAGAACAACTACACCAGAGCGGAGGTTTACCGCGTACTGAATGGCCAGGTAAAAGCGAACTACGGCAAAGCCCATGAAATCGCTGTAAAGCTGGGATTAAAAACCATCACTGACGCCGCTTAAAAAGATACAGCATACGAAAAAGATTATCACATATTGAAAAAAGAGGTGTGCAGATGAGTAAGACGAATGTTTCAAGCTCCGGCAGTCGCATCCTCCGGGTACTCAAAGCGCTGCGCGGTCATGCCCTGAACGGTATTTCCAACGGTGAACTGGCGGCAGCACTGCACGAGTCACCGGCAAACATCAACCGGGCACTCAACACCCTCATTGAAGAAGGGCTGGCTCTGAAACTGGAAAACGGGCGTTTTGCTCCTGGCATCCAGTTACTACAGATCGCCATGGCCCACAGTAACGAGATGGCACGAGCGCAGGATCGTATTAACGAAATCAACCAACGTGTTATTTCAGGTAGTCGTTTGTAAGGAGTAATCAATGGGACGCACTAAATCACCGGTTAGCACTGAACTGAACGTCGAGGTACCGCTGTCGGATGCTCTCAATGTCAGTCTGAACGCCATGACACAGCATCGTATGGAAATCATGCAGCAGTTCGGCGATGGTCTGCCCTATGAGCGCGATCGTGTTGTCCATGAGGCACGCTTTTATATGGCACAGAGCGCTGAGGCCATGCTGGAGGCAGGTAAGCGGCTGATAATCCTTAAGGAAAATGAACCACACGGGGAGTTTATAAAGATTCTTGAAAGTGAGTTGGGGCTGGCATACCGGACATCTGTGCGAATGATGCAGGCATCGACAAAATACTTATCCCCGACGCTGAAACCAAATGTGCCAGCGCTGGCACATTTGGGGAAAACCAAACTTTTCGAGTTAATGATGGAAGATGACGAAGATCTTGCAGAACTGGCAGACGGCGGCACAGTTGCCGGAATGACTCTCGACGATATCGATCGCATGACCAGCCGCGAACTTCGCCAGGCCCTGCGCGAAGCGCGCGAAACCAACGCAGCACAACAGCGCGTACTCGCCGATAAAAATGAAAAAATTGATTCTCTCTCCACCAGACTGGAGAAGAAATCCCGTATTCAGCCGCCTGAGCCTGATGAAGAGGTGAAGAAGCTGCGGGCGGAAGTGACAGCATTAGCGGTTGAGGCGGAATCTGCCATCGCCGTCCGGCTGTCCGGCGCGTTTGAGACGCTGTGCGCATATTGTGCTGAACACATGATTGATACCCCCAGAGATTTCATGGCCGGTCTGGTCTGCCAGATTGAACGCAGTGTTCATGCATTGCGTGAGACGTTTGACCTTGATGCCGCACCATCGGGTAACGATGTCCCCGCCTGGCTGACCGAACCGGAGCCTGAAATCAACCGACCGGAGGATATGAAGTAATGAACACGAATAACACACAAAATATCCTGATGGACAGCCCGGAAGCACTGGGGCACGCACTGTGTAATCTGATACCGGAAATGGTGCAGGGTTTCCGCGTGGTGACTCCTTCCGGTGAAATCTGCGTACCCGCGCAGGAGGCGCACCCGTTTGTACTGACGATGGAAGTGATGCTGATGCAGCAGATAAG